AAACAAAGCGGCTGAAAAATGATGTGGCCGAGTATATCCATTACGGCTGGGAAGCAGGATTTGATCCGGCTAAAGATTTTGAACTGGTCGATATCCCGGACGAAGATTTGCCGTTTTGATTGGGAGGGTGATGAAAAGCGTGGTTGATATTCGCTTGAAGACTTGCCTGATCATTAAGCGAGGGCCATGGTACCTGGTCGGATGGAATCACTTCTATCACCGGCTGAATTGGAGCATGAGCTGCTATGACGCCTGGCGAACCAGAGACATCGAAGCGGCCCGGCGAGTGGTAGCTAAGACCGGCGGGGAATTGTATCTGTTTAATCCTGCTGCAGCACAATTGGAGGTGTTTTCGTGAGACTGAAACTGTTTGATAAGCTCCGGAGGAAAGCCCAGTGGAACGTTTATAACATGTTCGATCTGTACGAGTTTGCCGAGTGCTCCAACTGCGGGGCCGAGGTCGAACCGGACTTCTCGCTTTTCCCGGAGATCATCTACCCGGAGCGCTGCCCGGAATGCGGGGCCAAGATGGTGGACACCGTGGCGGTCTACTGAGCGGAGGTGATGCGCTTGTTTGTGATAGTGAACACACGGGGCAAGGGCAAGGTCTATTTCGTTAAGGTTGAGAAAAGCAAAAAAGCTCTCTGGACAACTGGGCCATATGGAGAGATCCGGAAGAAGCGCGGAGGCGAGCTTCAGACCGTGCATGAGGAATCCGTGGCGGTATACGCGGAAGATGTCCAGAAAGCGGAGAAATTCGAGACCAGAGAAGCTGCGGAGAGTGTGATTGCGGAGAATTCGATTCTTCGGTTCTGTCAGGTGGTGAAGATTGATGGTTGATCGGGAGAAGGTTATCAAAGGACTGGAGCGTTGCAAACTGTATAACAAGGTTAACTGTGACAAATGTCCTTATGATTACAACGGCAGGGGAAATGGGAAAAGCGAGTGTACCGCTGAATTGGCTTCCGATGCCATTGCCATGCTGAAAGAGCAGGAAGCAGAAGCGAAATGGATTTATGGAGAAGACAAAACGGGCGTAGACGGATGGTATTGCTCAGAGTGCAACTTTTTTGAACCGTGGTTTTACGACTTTACTGATGATATTGATTTTATAAGGTTCTACGGACATTGCCCCAAATGCGGAAAAAGAATGACATCATACACAGGGAAACCAACGCAAGAAAGGCGGTGATATGATTGGATGTCGAGAGGATGAGAAATGCTATGGCCAAGATGGGCTATAACCAGAAGAAATTGGCAGACGCGTCAGGGATCACGCCGGAGGCCATTGGCCGTTACCTCAAGAACAAGCGTATCCCTAACAGTTACCAGCTGCAGCAGATCGCCCATGCGCTCCATGTAAGCATGGATTATATAATGGGCGACGGAAACGAGAACGGAGGCGGTTAATGGATGGTTAATCTAACCAAGATGCGAACATTGATCAGTATCGAGAACCGGATCGGCGAGAAGCGAGCAAGGGTTTTCTCCAAGGCCACGAAGATCACAACCTCGATCACAGGTATGCCGCACGGTGGCGGTAATGTGAGCAAGGTCGAAGCCGGAGCAATAGAGCTTGCCGAGATCGATGATGCATATGCTGAAGTATACTCTGATCTGTCCAGTATGCGGGCTGAGCTGTCTCCGTTGATCGGGTCGCTGTCTAACCCGGACGACATAGCAGCGCTCCGTTATCGGTACATCATCGGCGTCCCGCTGCGGGATATCCCCGGCATGATGTGTGTATCGGAGCGGGCCATGTTCTATCATTTATCATCCGGGGAGCATCAGCTGTCCAGGCTCTACCCTGATAACGTATGCCTGCGGTGATGAATGTTTGCATTGATTTGCAGTAGACTTATGAAATATAATTATAATGGCCCTCAGGGCCATGCAGAAGCATCCGAACAATCGGGTGCTTTCTTTGCTTGTGGGTGCCAATGGGTTTCCACTCCTCACCCATCGGCGGGACGTGCGTATGCCCACTATGGGGGCGCGTGAGGAGGGAGGCGCACGACATGAGCAGTAGATCAGGACGGTGGCCTGTGGTCAGGCGGATGGCATGGGATAGAGATCGAAAGGCGCGAGCGGTCTGTCACATCTGCGGACAGCCGATTGATTACTATCTCGAACCGTCGTCAGCGCCTGATTCATGGGAGCCTGACCACCTGATTCCAGTGGCCAAGCGCCCGGATCTGGAGCTTGACCTGATGAATATCGCCGCCTCACATATGCGTTGCAATCGTGTACGTGGGGACGGGACAAACGGCGAAAATGCGCTTGGTATGAGATCGCGGATTTGGTGACGGGAGGGGGCCAGCAAATCTTCGGCGAAGTCGAGCCAAAAGAGACCTCGCGTCGGCAGTCTTTTCCCCCTCCGGGTGATGCAATTCTTTTTTTCATGTGCTATAATGCACTCAAAAGGAGTGGTGAACATATGGCATTGTTTGGAAAAAAGAAAGCGCAAGACGCTGCGGAACCGGTTTCCTGGGAAGTTTCTGAAGACGTTGAATTCAACCTCACTGATAAAATGGTGAGGGTTGAGGTAGTTGAAGATAGCGCATGCTTAAAGCAAGTGGAAATCCGCGAATCCGATGATATGATCAGACTAACCAGCGGAGGAATTCTGGTTGCTTTGGTTGGCAAACGCGGAAAGGCATATGGAGAACTGAAACCGTATGTTGGAAAGAATGCGGATTATATTGTTCTTCGCCCTAAAACCGGCGATTATGGAGCTTATTACTCAGCGAAACTGAGGTTCCGCACAGGAAGAGTTGTCACAAGGTGATGCAAACATTTTTCACAAAAGCGTAGTTGAAAAACTGCGCTTTTTTATTGTTATCATGGAAGAGGGTTGGACGGTGATGGAATGACTTGGGCTGAAAAGATCTGTTCTCATGTCAGGGCAGATTTGAAACCTCAGGCAATTTCTCTTGCAAATGCGGTTTTTGCTATGCAAAACAAGATCGATCAGCAAATCCCTATTTACGATCAGGAACCGCTCGCCCAGACCGTAATAGTTGGAACAGGGCAAAGGATGCTTCGGGCAAATCCTATTACGCAAGAGTTTCGCGCAACGGTCCGCGATTATGCCCAAGCTTTAAACAACTTGCAGGATATTCTTGGCAAGAATGGAGAAGCCGCAGAGGTTCGGAATCTGGATGCCCTCCGTTCTAAGCTGAAGGTGGCAAAATGATGGGAGTGACAGTGCCGCGGATCTACACGCCGGAGCGGCGGGAGCTGACCGAAGAAACAAGCCTGGGCTTTGCGTGTATTGAGTACGCAAGAACAGTTTTGGGGAAAAAGCTCTATCCGTGGCAAGAGTGGGCGTTGATACACTCGCTTGAGATTGTTGGCGAGCTTGGCGGTGATTGGCATTTCCGGTTTCGGACCGTGCTATTCCTGATCTCCCGGCAAAATGGCAAGACGGTGCTTTCAGAAGTGATAGCATCGTTTTTTCTTAATGTTCTTTGCGTCGATTCCGTTTTCGGCACTTCCCTATCGCTGGATAAGGCGGAGGAAGTCTGGGAAGCCGTGATCAACGACCAGGAAAGCATCCCGGAATTGTCCAGCTCAATCGACAGGGTATCCAGGACAAACGGCAATAAGCGCCTGATTCTGACCGGCCTCCGGCAGTACAAAGTCGGAGCGCCAACACGCCGCGCCGGCCGTGGCGACAGTAATGATCTGGTTATGCTGGATGAGGTCCGCGAACATCGGGACTGGGAAACATGGTCAGCTGCAGCTGCATCGATCAACGCAAAGCCCAATGGCCTGATAGTCTGTTTCAGTAATGCCGGAGATCCGGACAGCGTAGTGCTTCGCCAGCTGAGAGCGAAAGCAATTGGAACCGGGGACGATTATGGTGGAGATGTAGACGGCGGGACGCTTGGCCTGTTCGAATGGTCAGCACCGGACGGAGCTGCCACGGATGATATCGAGGCGCTTGCCCAGGCCAATCCCGCAATGGGATATGGTCTGCTGACTGAACGGGCGCTGATGACAAACCGGCAAACATTCCCGGAAGCTAAATTCCGTTCCGAATGTATGTGCCAACAGGTCGAAACCATCCTCCCCGCCCCTTTCCCGGATGGAGCCTGGGCGAACGGGGTTGATACATCTTCCGCCATCGCCGGCGAATCGGATCTGTTTTTCGGAATCGATTTGTCACAGGATCGGCGCTGGACGTCTATCGGGGTCTGCGGTCTTCGGGAGGATGGCCATTGGCACGTTGAAGTTGTTGCCCGACGGGTCGGTACAGAATGGGCGGTCGAATGGTTCCGGGAGCGGGCGTACCGACGTCCCATGAAGCTGGCATTTCAAAGCCGAGGCGCTCCCGTGGCCGGACTGGCCGAGCAGATCTGCACGCTGCCGGGGGTTGAGCGGTGCGCGGTCGAAGGGCCGGACCTGACCAACGGCTGGAACCGGTTCTATGATGCGGTGTGCGCCGGTCTTCCAGATCGCGGAGGCGGTGCGCGGATATATCATCTCCCGCAGCCGGTTATGGATATGCCCGCCAAGACGATGCAGCTCCGGCAGATTGGCGGTGGTATTGAACTCCCCGACCGGGTGAAAAGCCCGGACGACATCGCGCCGCTGTTCGCCTGTATCATGGCTTTCGCAGCGGCAACCAGACCGGAACAGCCCGGAGGCAAAAAGATCTATGAAAGCGCCTATTCAGAGGGCGCTTCCCTGGTATTTATCTAAAAAGGAGGTTGGGTGGAATTGCCCGGAGTCATTGAGAGATGGCGGAACTTATTCCGCCCGACAATTGTGCAGTACAATTTCGGGCCGGATGCGCCGACACAGGTGCTGAATTATACGGCCAAGCAGTTATACAACACCCAGGCCAATCTATCGGCGGTGGTTAATTTCCTCTCGAACAGCATCGCCCAGCTGCCGCTTAAGGTGTACACAAGGGCCGGGGAAAACGACCGCAAACGTGACAGAACAAGTCCCGCGGCGCTGTTGCTGTGGCGTCCGAATGAAGACCAAACCGAATATGAATTTATTCGGGCATTGGCCGGAGAATATTTCGTTTTTGGGTGCGTGTATGTGTGGCTGATCCCCGATTCGGACAGCCATTCCGGATGGCAGGCCCGCATTATTCCGACTGAATGGGTAGCTAATACGGAAAAATCCAACAGCTACGGTCCGGAGAGTATTACTGTCACAGCTTCCGGAGCCGGTGCCATTGAGATCCCACGGAGTGAGTTTGTCAGATTCTGCACATATTCACCGGGGAATCCGGGCGGGTATGTCTCCCCCATTAGCGCCCTCCGGCAGACGCTGGAAGAACAGATCCAGGCCGGGCGGTTCCGTCGGGAGCTTTGGCGGTCGTCTGGCCGGCTGAACGCTCAGATTATTCGCCCGAAGGACGTCAAGCCCTGGGACGAAGAAACCCGTAAAAAGTGGATTGCTCTTTTCCGTGAAGCCTGGGGCCCCGGAGGTAGTCGGGCCGGATCCATCCCGTTGATGGAAGATGGAATGGAGATTAAGCCGTTCTCTACCAGCTTCAAGGAACAACAGTGGGCTGAATCGATCAAACTGAGCCGGGAAGACGTGGCGGCAGCGTATGGTGTTAATCCATCGCTGATTTGGCATAGTGATACACAAACATACGCCAGCAGCAAGGACAACGCCCGCGCCTTGTATGCGGAATGCCTGGGGCCGGTGCTTCAGATGTTCCAGCAGAGGATTAACAGCTTCCTGCTGCCGATAGTCGGAGCCGGGCCTGATGTTTATGTCGAGTTTGACCTGACCGAAAAGCTGAAAGGCAGTTTCGAGGAGCGGGCGTCCATCATGCAGGCTTCTGTTGGCGGACCGTGGCTCACCAGGAATGAGGCGCGGGCTGACGTCAATCTGCCGCCTATCGAAGGCGGAGATACGTTGATTGTCCCGCTGAACGTGATCGAGGGAGGCCAGGCAAGCCCGCAGGATACGCACATGAGCGCTTCCGGCTCTGACAGCGTATCTGTCAAGGATATGCTTGTGAAAGCGTCGGAAAAGGCCAAAAAGATGCAAATTCAAGTGGCCCCGGAGGATGAAGAATCAAAAGCCGTCGGCGAAGCTCTCAGCAAGTTTTTTGCACGGCAGCGGAAAAGTGTCCTTCCGAAAATTGGAGCTAAAGCGGTTTCTTGGTGGGATGTCAGGAGATGGGATAAAGAGCTGGCCGATGATCTTGAACCGATCATTGCGGAAATAGTGGCCGCACATGGTGAAATCATGGCAAACGCTCTTGGCAGCACATTCACCGCCGCCGCTGTTGTGAATTATATCCGTAAGGTCGCTGAATCCCGCGCCAAACTGATTAACGACCGAACGCTCGCCAAGCTCCAGGAAGCCATTGAGCAGGCGCTTGAAAACGAGGAAGAAGAGTCTGACCCGCATGAAGCCGCAGCGCATGAGTTCGACAACAGAGAAGGCCCGGAAGCGGCCCTCCTGGGTGCGTCTATAGCGAAATGGGCATCCGGCTGGGCTACTGAGGAAGCGGTCCGCCAGGGGGCTGGTCAGGGTATTAAGCGCAATGTCTATAAAGAGTGGCAGACCGGGCCAAAAGCCAGAGATTCCCACGCCGCTATGAACGGGGAAACCGTTCCAATTGATGAGCGCTTCTCAAATGGGGCCGACTGGCCGGGAGATGACAGCCTTTCGCCGGATGAATCCTGCGGCTGCAACTGCACGACCAGAGTGATTATAGAATGAGGTGATTGAATGCAGATTAAAAGTGTAGATGTCGAGTATAAAGACACCGGCACCGGATCTATTGAGGGCTATGCATCCACCTGGGTCAAAAAGCCGGACAGCTATGGGGATGTGGTCCGGAAAGGTGCTTTCAGCAAGACTCTTAAAGAAGACTGGAACGGCGGGAAAGGTATTCCCTTTCTCTGGGCGCATCAGATGGACAATCTGAAAAGCTTTATCGGGACCGCAGACGCGGATGAAGATGAATATGGCCTCCATTTCGTCGCCACATTCGACGATACCGAAGAAGCCCAGCGCGTCCGGAACCTGTATAAGGACGGACGGCTTCGGAAATTCAGCTTTGCCTTTGATGTGCTGGAAAACGGCCTGATTACCCTGGAAGACGGCACCAAAGCCAACGAGCTTCGGGAGCTGAAGCTGTTCGAGATCAGCGCCGTGACCGTGCCGGCAAATGATACGGCGGAGATGATTGACATCAAGGCCGGACGGCGCAACAGCAAGAAGGATGCTGACGCCATTAGACAGGCTATCACGCTTTTACAGGGCGTTTTAGACGAAGAAGAGGACCCTGACGACGGGGAGGACGATCCGGAAGCCAACGCGGCAGCGGAGGAGCTGAAGGAGAGCAACCCGGAGAAGAAATCTCTTCTGGAATATATCGATTCTATGAAAGGAGAAACTGAGACATGACCATGAGAGAAGAGCTTGTCCAGCTCAAATCAAATCTGGCCGGTCTGAAAGACCGCATCGAAGCGGACGACCAGGAAGCCATTACCGAGGGCGAAAAGCTCCGCGGTGAAATCGAAGCTAAAACTGCTGCCATTGAAGCGGCGGAGAAAAAAGCTGGTCTGCTTAAGCTGATCGGCAACAAGGAACAGGAGGATAATCCCATGGAAGAAAAGAAAACCGCCCGCACCCTGGGTGAAAACTTTGTAGAAGCTGTGAAGTCTGCGAACGTTGGCAAGCGCTTTGACGTGTCCGCTCCCGCCTTTAAGGCCGCGACCGACACTCAGACCAGTCCTGCCGGCGCTGTTGGTTTTGCGACCACATACGACCGGAATGTCGTGACCGGTGCGCGGACGCCTCTGGTGGTTCGTGACCTGTTCGGCGCGGAGCAGATTTCCAGCAGCACTCTGGTCTATCTGGTCGAGGGTGCGATCCAGGGCGCTCCTGCGGTGACCGCAGAAGGCAATGAGAAACCCCAGATCCATTTTGCGGATCCGACCCCCAAGACCGTGAGTCTGGCCAAGGTAGCCTGCCACATCAAGGAATCTGATGAATACATCAACGATTATTCGTTCCTGGCTTCCGCCATCAACGGACGCCTGCTGTATGAATTGGGCCTGGTTGAGCAGGGCAAGCTGGTGACAGATCTGCTGGGCACCTCCGGCATCCAGACCGGCACCTATGCTGCCACCGGCACAGCAACGGACATCGCCGACGCGATCCTGCAGGCTGCCATGGACGTGCAGAATCAGACCGGCTTTGCGGCTGACGCCATCGCCATGAACCCCGCCGACTGGTACATCCTGCGCGTGGGCAAGGACAGCGACAAGCGCTACTATGGCGGCGGCTATTTCGGCGAGCAGGCCATTCCGAATATCTGGGGTATTCCGGTGTGTGTTTCCGCTTCCATCACCTCCGGCACCGTGGTTGTCGGCGCGTTCAAAACCTGTGCATCTGTCGTCACCAACGGCGGCGTGAGCGTCGAGGCTGTCAACACCAACGAGGACGACTTCGTGAAGAACCTGATGACCATCCGCGCCGAGGAGCGGCTGGCTCTGGCGGTTCGTAAGCCTGCCGGTTTCAAAAAGCTGACCAAGGCGGCGACCTGATAATCATGGGGAGGGGTAACACCCTCCCCTGCTTTTGAAAGGCGGTGAAACCATGCTGAAGATCTACGAATACAACGGCAAAACTTACCAGTTTGAAGAGGGCGAACAGCCTGCCGGAGCGGTCGAGGTCGGGGCCAAGGCCAAGGCGGTCGAACCGCCTAAGAAGGAAGCGCCAAAGCCCGCCAACAAGGCCCGGAAGGTGGGGTCGAAATGAGCCTGTTTACCCAATGGGGCTATTCAATCGACGACGATACTCTCCCGGCATTGCTTACTCCTATCGAGCTGGATGCTTTGACAGCTGGTAAGTATATGGGAGACGGGCGGGTGGTTCCAAACATCGCCGCGGCAAGCGCTGCCATCCGGAATTACTGCGGATGGCATATTACACCGTCAGAAGTCTGCACCTTTTCGGAGCCGATTATGTACGGGAACGGGCGAATCAAACCCGTTGGCCCGGATCTCCTGATTCAGTTGCCGACAACATATCTAACAGATGTAACCTCTGTAGTGATTGGTGCCGAAGCGCATACTGATTTTCTTGCAGATCCGAGTGGCCTTGTCCGAGTCTTTGACGTGCCTGCGTGCCTTTTGAATCGGAAAACTAAAGTCACAATTGTTTATACTGCCGGTTTTCCGGATGACAGAATTCCAGGTATTAAGGATCTAATAGCGAATAAGGTGGCTCACTCGCTTGCCGCGCCGAACGGTGTGCAGTCTGAAAGCGCCGGTGGTGTATCGGTAACCTATTCGACAAGTTGGATTAACTCGGCTAATTCTTCGGGGCTTGGCAATGATGCTAAGGAAGTGTTAGAGCCTTTCCGGGTCCAGGGGGTGTATTGATATGCTCCCATCATGGGCTAAAGACACGGTTATCAGGCTCAGGCCATCGATTAAGACGGTCAGAGGATCTGATATTCCAGATTGGTCAAATCCGAACCAGCTCGCGATCCGGGACTGCTCGATGCAGCCAGCGTCTACGATGCTTTCTCAGGACGGGCGGGTGCAAGGCGTTACAGACGGATACACTTGTTATCTGCCACCGGGGTCGGATGTTAAGGCAGGAGACCGGATCCGCTTTGCCGGGAACGATTACACCATAAACGGCGAGCCGCGTATCTGGGAAAGCCCAACGGGCCGGGTGAGTTCTGTTCAGCTGGAGCTTGAAAGGTGGCGCGGCTGATGGCTCAGAAAATGAAAATTGAATGGGTGAACAAAGGGTTTGAGGAAATCCTTTGTGCATCCGGAACCATGGCCCAGGTGAAAGCGGCGACCGATAGGATTAAAGCTAACGCTAATGGGAACAACACTCGCGGAGGAAAAGGCTTTGGTTCTGTTACACGCTTAGCGAGGGCCTTTGGAAGTCAACGTGCTATGGGTTTAGTTTACACGACAGACAGACAGAGCAGAATTGCCGAATCGGAGGATAAGGCGCTAAGTAAGGCGGTGAGAGGATGAAGATCAAAAGGTCTATCGATGTTGAGGACGCTGTCAGGGAGCTGTTGAAGGATCACATGACAGCTTACTGCCGTCCGCTGCCGAGTGACTTCGCTGTGCCGAGCGTGCTGGTTACGCAAGTCGGCGGGGGCGATACGGACGAAATCGATACCTTCGAAATCATGCTTGATTCGCGGGCCGAAACGGAAGCGGAAGCCCTTGAACAGCTGCGAAACGCTAACGGGATCCTAAAAGCAAAAGCTGGCGGAGGTGACACACCTGTTCGCCATGTTTCTGTTACTTCGTCAGGCTCCTGGGGCGCTGATCCTGTCCGGCCCAATTTGGCGATGTGTTCTTCTCGCCTGGTTATTGTTGCTCACCTTGAAGAAGTGATTATATGAATGGAGGTATAACTAATGAACGTTAACGTTGCTATTGGCCATGAGAACGCCAGCGGAATGTTTTTCCATGCGCCATATAATCCGGCGTCCCCTAACACCATGCCAACGACCGGCGCTGCCGTGCTGGCCCTTGTTGGCGAAAGCTCCCCGTGGAAGATCGCCGGAGTGATTAGCGAGGATGGCCCCAGCTGGACTCCCTACGGATCTACCGAAGCCATCCGCCTGTGGGATCTGACTACTGCTCGAACGGTTGAAACCGAGAAGGGCACCATGACGATCCCCGTAATTAGCACCGATGGCGAATCTATGAAAACCGTTTTCGGCGGTGATGCCGTGACTACGACCGCCACAGGCTTCACCGTAGACGCCACCGATGGCCCGAAGACCAAGGAAGAGTCCTTTGTGCTGTATGGCAAGGATGGCGAGGATGATCTGATCTGGGCGTGCCCGCATGGCATCGTCACGGAAGTCGCCGAGATTGGCCTTACACCAACTGGTGCTCTGATCTGGAACATTACTGTCACCGGCGGTTTCAAGTTCTCCAAGGACACCCCCGCGTAATAACTAAAGAATGAGGAGTGAACAAATCATGTCTAAGAAAATTGTTAAGATCGGCGGTCAGGCCGTTGAAGATATCCAGGTAGAGATCAACGGGAAGCGCTATAACATCCCGCTGGCAAATGCCATGAAGCGTAAAGAACTTCTGGCCATGAAAACAGAGGATGACGTCTATCAGATGTTCTCTAAGCATATCCCGGCGGAGGTGCTGGATGATATGACTCTGGACGAATACAACCAGCTTTGCAACGCCTGGGCGGAAGCCAATGACGATGGAGACGGTGAAAGCCTGGGGGAATAATCGGCCTCGCAGAGTATGTCGAGGCCCACAAAGCCGCTGTCGAGCGTGACTTGCTCACTCAAACCGGTTATACTTTAGATGATGTCGGGCGCTCTCTTCCGTGGAGGGCGCTCGGCTCTTTTTTGCATATTGCAAAGCCGGATTCAGCCATCGTGGCTGAAACTGATCCGGAATTATCCAATTGGTCTACTACTTTTAAAACAAACGTTATTCTCGCGGATATATATGACGCGCTGGCATGGATAACGGCTATTGTATCCGTTAAAGGATCGAAACGCACACCTCAGAAACCGAAAGAGTATCCACGGCCATGGAAGCAAAAGAAACACGCTTTCAAAAAGATTATGAAAGCTAAAGACTGGTTAAGCCTTTTAACGGGAGGTGAAAAAGATGGCTGAAGGGGTTGAAGTCGCAAAAGCGGTAGTAACTATTATTCCGTCTCTTGCCGGAGCGCAAAAGACTATAACGAAAGAGCTTACGGGCGCCAGCGAACCAGCTGGAGACCAGGCGGGCAAATCAGCCGGAAGCAAATTCACCTCTGGCCTTGGATCTGCTATCAAAAGCGCTGGCAAAGTGGCTGCGTCTGCTTTCGCTGCGGTAAGTGCTGCCGTTATAAGCACAGCTAAACAGGCGGTCGCATCGTATGCGGACTATGAGCAGCTTGTCGGTGGTGTGGAAACACTTTTCAAAGATTCAAGCTCCACAGTTTTGCAATATGCTCAAAATGCATATATGACGGCGGGTGTATCGGCAAACGATTATATGTCCACCGTGACTTCCTTTTCAGCGAGCCTTTTAAGCTCGCTGAAGGGCGATACCGCCAAATCTGCTCAGATCGCCGATATGGCTATGCAGGATATGTCTGATAATGCTAATAAGATGGGAACGGATATGTCTTCCATCCAGACGGCTTATCAGGGTTTTGCTAAACAAAATTATACCATGCTGGATAACCTGAAGTTGGGTTATGGCGGCACAAAAACAGAAATGGAGCGCCTGCTAAGAGACGCTCAGAAGATCACCAAAGTTAAATATGATATCAATAATCTGAGTGATGTTTATTCGGCCATCCACGTCATTCAGAATGAGATGGGGATCACCGGTACGACCGCAAAAGAGGCCATGTCCACTATTTCCGGTTCTGCCGGAGCCGCTAAAGCAGCGTGGCAAAATGTGCTTACCACGATTGCCGGAGGCGGTGAAGGACTTGACCAGGCTGTCAATGCCTTAATGACTACTGTTTTCGGCGGATCTGAGGGCGGTGGCCTGCTGAATAATCTGCTTCCGGTCGTTGAAACAGCAATTAACGGTGTGGGTTCTTTCATTTCGACAGCAGCACCGCTGATCCTTCCGAAGATTACAAGCCTGGTTTCGAGCCTTCTTCCGGGTCTCATAACGGCGACATCATCCGTTTTGAGCGCAATCACTCAGCAGCTGCCGACACTTGTCGCATCTATTTCGCAGTTGATCCCGCAGATTATTACTAGCCTGTCGGCGCTGATTCCTCAGTTAGCGTCATCCGGCCTAGAGATCATAAAGACAATTATCCAGGGTATTTTAAACAATTTGCCGCTTTTGCTTTCCTCTGCGGCTCAAGTGATCGGGCAGCTGGCGGAGGGAATTATAACAAATGCTCCGCAGCTGATATCAACCGCCGTGGAAGCTATCGGCAATTTTATATCTGGTATTTTTAAGGAGCTTCCTAATATTCTATCTGTCGGTGGGAGCATTGTTGGCAAGCTCCTGGAGGGCATAAATGCTTCTTTGCCCAATGTCATTAGCGCATTTTCAACAGCTATGACAAATATCGTTGCGGCGATTTCGGACGCATTCCCGAATATCAGCTCCGGAATAGCACAGATTGTGAGCGCTTGCCAGCCAATCGTGGACACGGTAGCGGCTAATTTTACCCAGGTGGCCACTGTGGTGGCTACGGCTATTACCGACATGGTGGAGGCCCTGGCTCCATATACGCCAGCTATCACCCAGATGGTGGAGACAGTTTCCACTAACCTTCCGAAGATCATAGACAGTTTTACCGGTTTGGCAACTTCGATCGGTAACACGATTGTTCAGATCGTGGAAGCAATCGCGCCTTATATCCCAGCAATCACGGAAATGCTGACAAAGACGGTCGAGAATCTCCCGGCTATTGTCGAAAGCTTCTCCGGACTGCTGTCTCAGGTTACGCCAATTATCAGCTCTATTGCAGATCTGATTAAAACAATCGGACAGACGATTGTCGACATTGTCAACAGCGTGGGTTCAAACCTGTCTTTGATAGTTGACGCATTCTCCGGGTTCAACACCTCGCTGGCCGTACCGATCAAGGCCGTCGGCGATGCCATCAGCGGCATGATCAACGCCATCAGCGATGGTATCGTAGCGGTGAACAATAGCATCTCCGGAGTGCTGGATAAGCTTGCCGGTGTGTTTGATTCCATTGGTCAGGCCGCGTTGAACGCCGGTCAAGGTTTCAAAACGATAGCTGATGCTTGCGTTGACCTTGCAAATAACACCTCTGTGATTGACTTGGCAGCTACGCTGGGCGCTGTGGCAACGGGAATCAAAAATATAAATCATGAGGCCAAATGGGCATACGATAACAAAATCGGCGAAGCAGTCGCGCAAGTTGGCGCTGGCCTAAAGACGATGGTCGACTATTCCACGGGCGTTGATGGCGTATCAACGGCCATGGACACGCTGGCGGAGTCCGTCAAAAAGATCAACAATGAGACAAAGGGCGGCGTGGCATCTCAGAATATCGCGAATTTCGGCACGGCTATCAATACCATGGTGACCAATGCTGGAACCGAATTCGACACGCTTGGAACCAGCGTGGAAACGTGCCTGGATAAAATTAAGGCGCTATGCTCGGAAGGATCCGCGTCACTGTCTCAGCTGGCAAGTACGATCAAAACATCTTTGGCCGGAGACAAAACAGAATTCAACACTAATTTCAATTCGATTCAAAGAACGGCAAGTTCTTCCATGAGCGCTGTGTCGAGGGACGTTACTTCCGGGATGAATTCTTCATCCAGGTCAGTAAGCAGCGGTTTGGGAAGAATGCAAGGTATGTTTAACCAGACTTCTTTTAGCTTCGGTAATAGGATCCGTTTACCTCATTTTGGGATGTCTGGCAAATTTAATGCCGAGACTGGCGAAGTTCCATACGTGTGGGTTAGATGGTACGACAAGGGCGGTATCTTCGACCATCCGTCTATCATTGGTGTTGGTGAAAAACGGCCCGAGTTCGTTGGAGCGCTGGACGACTTGCGGGAAATCGTGCGCGAAGAATCAAACACGGCAAATTTTACCATCAACGTCTACGGATCTGAAGGGCAGAGCGTGAGGGAGCTTGCTAACATCGTTATGGAGCGGATCCAGAGCAATATCACCAGGAAGGAGGAGGCTTTTGCGTGAGGCGTGGGATAATCAGCTGGAATGGAGAACGTTCCGACCAGTATGGGATTTACGTAGAAAAGTACCCGAACTTTACAAAGCCGATTCGGAAGTTTGATAAGTATACTGTTCCGGGAAGAAATGGCGATATAATCATGATGCAGGATGCCTGGGAAAATGTGGAGCAAAAGTATGATATTTTTGCCGGGAGCGGAGAAAAGCACTCCGTTCCAGACTCTTTTTCCAGCGTGGCTGATTGGCTTTTTTCTCCGAATGGTTATTGCGAGTTGTGGGACGATTTCGACCCGTCTCACTTCCGGCTTGCTTACGTATCAGACCAATTGGACGTTAATTCCATCTCGATTGGCAGAGTTGCGCGGGCTACCGTGACTTTTAACTGCAAGCCTCAGCGTTTTTTGATGTCAGGTAAAGAGCCGATTAAAATCACGACAGCACCATTTACCATTTACAACCAAACAGCGTTTTCGGCGAAACCACTTATTTATGTAGTGAGGTCAGCCGCCGGAGATGGCACGGTGTCGGTAAATGGAACAGTGTTCTTTATCACTGGACTGCCGGAATATGGTCTATATATCGACTGTGAGGGGCTAAATTGCTTCGATATAAATGGGAATAATATGAATAATATTGTTTCTTCAAACACAAATGTATTCGCTACATTAAAGCCTGGTCAAAATCCAATTGGTTTTACAGGAAATGTGGCATCCGTATCAATTACACCAAGATGGTTTGAACTTTAAGAATTAGGAGGGCGCTCAATGTACCCGATTCTTTTTGAGCATGACGCTACATCATGGGATAGCTTTGGCATTGGCGTCATGTCAGACTCAATTACGTGCGAAGCAGAAGAAAACCGCAATGGTTCTTATGAATTGGAAATGACATATCCAATCACAGGAGCCTTTTTTAACGAAATTAAACTTCGCCGTCTGATATTTGCCAAGCCTAATTATACCGACAATCCACAACCGTTTAGGATTTATTCCATCAGCAAACCGTTGAATGGGGTCATTACGGTCAACGCCCAACACATTAGCTACGATCTGTCTGGATATGTAGATTCCCCGTTTATGGCAGCTGATAGCCAACTGACAATAAACAAATTAACTGATTCAAGTGTCGTTTTTCCTTCTTCATGCCCGTTTTCTTTTTCTTCAAACATTCACAGCAGTACCAGCTTTGCTTTAAAACATCCGGAAAGCGTCCGCTCAATCATGGGAGGGATAAGGGGAAGCCTGATTGATGTATATGGTGGAGAATGGCATTTTGACGGGTTTAATTGTCAGTTGTATTCGGCGCGGGGTGAAAATCGCGGCGTAACAATTCGGTATGGAAAGAACCTGACAGATTTAAACCAGGAAGAAAACAATACTAAGGTATATACCGCAGTCTTCCCTTATTATTACAATGAGGATTCAGATACTCTCGTTACGCTTCCGGAAAAGGCTATAAATGTACCAGGTTCATTCTCGTATACCAAAGTCCTGAATCTTGATTTGTCTAATGATTTCGAGGAAACCCCAACAGCTGAAGATTTGCGAACCAAAGCGGAACAATATATCACACAGAATGATATCGGCAAACCAATAGTTAATCTTACGGTAAGTTTCCTTGAAGATGCAGGCGTAACCGAGCGCGTAGATCTTTGCGATACTGTTTCGGTGTATTTTGAAAAACTTGGAGTAACAGCAACAGCAAAATGCATCCGAACAAGGTGGGATGTACTAAAAGACAGATACATTGAAGCCGAATTGGGGTCGGCAAAAAATAGTTTGGCGGAGGATATTGCTAATTCTTCTGAGATTGCCAATGCCATTGAAGAAAGAACATCACAGTTTAAAAGAATTGCAGCTGGCATTATTGGAAAAGTCACCGGGAATTCTGGCGGCTTTATAGTTCTCCACGATACTGATAACGATGGAGAACCGGATGAAATCCTGATAATGGATTCTGATGATATAACCACTGCCGTTAATATAATCAGATTGAACAAAGCTGGTATTGCTTTCTCAAAAACAGGATATAATGGGACATATTCAACAGCATGGAATATTGATGGAGGATTCGTAGCTGATTTTATAGCATCCGGCGAAATTCAAACGGACAGGGTAAAAGTTCTTGGAGATAATAACTTTTATTGGGATAACAATAATATTACTATCGTAAATCCATCTGACGCTAACAAGATGATTCGCCTCGGCAAATATGATGGAACAAATTATGGCTTGGGTTTTAGCGATGATGGCGGCGTTACTTGGACGTCCGGAGTTGATTTTGATGGAATCAAACTGTCAAAAACGGGTTCAGTTGGGTGGGCCAAGATGACTGGCGATAGCTTTGAGATAAGGAATGCTTCTAATGTTACTATTGCGTATATTGGACTAGATAATTGTGTTGATTTGGACGGCAATTATGTTACTGCGCCGAGATATATGCTAGGTTCAAAATTAACCGGAACAGTCACAGGAATATATAGCTTTGCTGGTGGGCGTTTCTCCAATGCTTCCGGCCCGTATTCTGTTCTAATAGGATATATGGCAGCGTGTAAAAAACCATACGGGATTGCACTTGGGTATTATACATCTGCCGATGGCACAAACAGCATAGCCATAGGGACCAGAGCAACAGCTGTTAAAGAAGCTATTGCAATTGGCCTCGAAGCTTCTGTAAGTGAGAGCGCGGGAATTGCCTTGGGAATTAGAGCAAAGGCTGAAAATGATTGTATTGCCATTGGGCCTAGAGCCTGGGCTAAAGAGACAAGTTCGATAGCAATAGGGGCAGCTTGCGAAACGGAATATGGGTGCGCTATTGGCTTAGATAGTCATGCCTATGATGGTGTAGCAATTGGGTATTCTGCTGTAACGCACGGCGAACATGGTACGGCTATTGGGTTTAATTGCAGAGTTAATGGTGAAAAGTCTATAGCTATAGGGTATGAAAGTACCACGGGAGATAATGCTGCAGGAGCCGTAGCTATAGGTGGTGGTCATGTGTCTGGAGACCATGCAGTCGCTATAGGATTAGACACACGCGCTATAACTCAATATCAGTTCGTTTGCGGGAGATACAATACCACGGGAACTTGGATTTTTGTGGTAGGAAATGGCGCTGATGATTCAAACACAAGCAATGCTCTAACGATGACGGATGCCGGCAATTTGTGGATTGCTGGAACGCTGACACAAGGATCCGACAGAAGAGCTAAAGATATTCTGGATGATAATATGCCGGATGTATCGGCTATTAAAGCTGTGCGATACAAGTGGAATGATACTGTCAGAAATCATGACGAAGCAGCTCACATCGGCTATATTGCTCAAGACGTTGAAAAAGTAGCCCCTTATCTGGTCGAGACGGACGAAAACTCAGGATTCAAATCAATTAAATATGTTGAATTTTTGTGCGCTAAAATTGATCAACTAGAAAGAATGGTCGAGCGACTAACTAAGCGGGTCGCTGATCTGGAGGGGATGACTTCATGACGAGACAAACTATAACGGTTGACATCGTGCCTGGGAAAGACCCTGTTAAACGGTTAAGGCTAACACAGGGCGACATAGGCAGGCCAATGGGCGTTTATATCAAACAAAACGATGTGGCTCTGGACTGCACTACATATACGGCGGAACTGTACGTCCTAAAGCCGGATGGCAATTATTTCTCTACGCTTTTGAGGATTGATGGCGTTGAAACTAATCTGATCAAATGGGAAACTGCGGAGCAGGAAACACCGCTTGCTGGAGAGTGCGCCGCTCAGATCCGAATCAGAAAAGATACGGTCAATGTCGGAACTGCCGAATTTATAGAATATGTTGAAGAATCTCCAAATCAGATTGGAATTGATAGCATCACTGAGATTGATACGATAGAAAAATACTGCAAACGTGCTGAAGAGGCTGTCTCACATTATCCAAGAGTCAATCAGGCAGGTTACTGGACACTATGGGACGAGTCATCTGAGGAATGGATTAGCACTGGCGTTATCGCACATGGCCCACAAGGCGAGACAGGGCCAACAGGCCCTCAAGGGCCAACAGGACCGCGTGGAGCTACTGGCCCTCAAGGGCCAACGGGGCCGGGAGTTCCTTCCGGCGGTTCTGCTGGGCAGTTCCTCGTTAAAGTTAATGGGACAGATTTTAACACGCAATGGTCAGATGCTGTTGGCGAAGTGGTGGTTAAGGATCTTGTCTTGATTCCTTCGGTGGCAGTCCAGATCCCGTCTGCCGGCGAATCAGCATCTTATAACATGGCTGGAATGACTGCGGATCACAGACTGATTTCGTGGAATTTCTCATCATCAGAGGAGAATTATCCTCCGGTTAATTTGTCATGGGCTACTTATGAAGGATATTTCACTATAACCAATAGTGGCGGCACTACATCAGAAACGATTAAACCAATGTTTGTCCATGCTAGAGCTATTGCCATTACGGAACGCGAAGGAGGTTAACGGATGGAAAGGCAAGTAATAACAGTTGACATTGCCCCTGGTAATAGCCAGGTCGAAAGGCTTGGATCATCTCAGGGGGACATAGGGAGGCCGATGGGCGTTTATGTCATCCAGAATGGCGTGGCGCTGGATTGCTCTGCTTACTCTGCGGAGCTTTATATCCTTAAACCGGATGGTAAATTCTACACGACCCAGGCAACCGTGGACGCCACGGAAAAGAACCTGATCAAATGGGTAACGGCACTGCAGGAAACACCGGTAGCCGGAGCTTGCGCGGCTCAGATAAGAATCGCGGCTGGAGACGAAGATATCGGAACCGCTCGTTTTGTCGAATTTGTGGAAGCGGCTCCGGGCGACGTGGGAGCAGCGAGTGAATCTGAAGTCGCGCTTTTGACGGAGTATGTTCGGCAGGCCCGCGAAAGTGCAACGAGTGCCGGAAGAGATGCCACGACAGCATCAGGCGCCGCATCATCTGCCTCCGGATCCGCGTCAACGGCTTCAGCTGCTGCCAGCGCCGCGACACAGGCCGCGTCAACTGCGACAGCTGCGGCGGAGCGGGCGGAGGAAGTAGAAGAGTCTATCCCGGCGGATTATAGTCAGCTGAGCGACGATGTATCTGGATTAAAGAGCGCTTTTGACGATATAACGAGCAACACCGAAAACATTTTTGATATGTCCGTTTTTGACGGCGTGGAAGGGATTACCAAAGACGCAAATGGATATTATACAGGAACGGGGCAAGCATTTCAGTCAGCATTCGGACAGTCTGCGGGAGGTATTCCCGGCCTTTCGTTTTCTGCAAATAAGCAATACTATCTCTCTGTTGTTGCATACACAGACGGAAATGTTAGTACAGGCGAAGTTAATGGATTGCAATTCTCATTTTACACAAGCGATAGCACACGCATTGGGAGGAAGTCAATCCTCAACAGCGTAACAACGCCAGAAAAGGCGGAATTGTTTTCAACGGCTGGAAACAGCGTAGGCTTTTTGGCCATTGGTGTGTCTAACTCCGCGCTTAATATTTGGCACGTTAAAGCCATCATGCTAATAGCAAGCAGTATTGCTGTTGATTATATACCGCACTTGTCTGCAAATGATATAGTCGCACGACAGAAGTTTGCTGACTCTGTTTATAGAGAGGATTTAACTGGTAACAAGATTGCTAATGGCTTCATTTCTACGCAGAATATCTCGGTTGGAAGTACGCTTAATTTGATCCCTGTATCTAATACGGGTATGGGGTATTTTATCACGGAATGTAAAAAGGACGATTGTTTTGTTGTTACAACAACTGGGCTGTCTTCGTCAACGCTTCCTTGGGTGTTTATTGACGGCGAAAACAAAGTTTTACAATATGTTCCCGGCGTAATTGTTTACACAAAATATCCAATCATTGCCCCGTCTGACGGCAAACTGGTGATCAACTCCGCAAAAGCGGCGGAATATGAACTAATAAAGATCAACAATAGCAATCTGATTGTTCAGACAGGCGAAGCGCAGTTTATTCGGGATGCGAAAAATGCGACCCGTTGGTTAAACAAAAAGATCGTAGTATTCGGTGACAGCCGGACATGGTACGACAAACATAGTTATACAGAAAATACTAAATCCGAATGGGCCGGAAAAGTATGCGCTGGGTATCAGGAACAAATGCGTAAACTTATGATGGCACAGGTTGATAGTCAAGGTGCATCTGGAGAAACATCAGCAGAAATATGTACTCGTATCCGTGCATTTGATTTTACTGGGTATGATGCAGTATTCCTTGAGGGCGGGGTCAATGATTTCGTAAAATCGTCACAGGTTACAGTTGGAGAACTTGCCCCCATTGGCTCTACATTTGATACAACGACAATATATGGAGCATGGCAATCCGCCATTGAGTACATTTTAGTCAATTACCCATCCGTGCTGATATATATGGACATTCCGCCTATTGCATGGATTCATCAAGCCGATGATGTTTTCCCATATGATGTGGCAAAAATCAAGGGCGAGGTTGCGGCATTGTATAATATCCCTTGTCTGGATTTATACAAAACTGCGGGAATCAACATCATTAATCGGGATTATTGGTACTGTGATGATGTGGATCAGACAAATTGGAGACTACATTTTAATGATTACGGAAATGTGTTAATCGGGCAGAAGGTTGCAGGATTTCTTGCTACTCATTAATCGACATAAATAACACTTTTGTGGTGATGGGCCGGGAGTGGCCATACCGGGGTAACCTGCCGCCTGAAGACGCGTAGTGCAGACCCATCACCAAAACTTAAATAACACGATTCGTGAGGTTAATTAAATGGAAAACGAAAAAGTAATAATCGAATTTCACGGTGATGATCTGAATATGATTCTTGAGTATAAGAAACAGTCAGGGGCAATTGACATTCAGACTGCAATTATGAACGCAATCAGCATTGCGTTGGACGATCAAGAGTGGAAACTTGATTAAATAACACTTTAATACAGTTTAGTTGACTGACAGATTCTGTTTTACTTGACTGGTAGTTGACTGGAAAGGAATTCATAATGGCAAGCGGAAGCATTGCGAAAATCGTATCGGTCGAATATGTCGACCTGTTCCTGGTGGATCAGTATGTTACCGCAAACGGTATGACCGCGATCGTGCTTAATCATGCCTTTCCGCAGCAAGTGCTTGACGTGCAGATCACGCGGGCATGGCCACGCACCACATGGAACGGTGGAGCGCTTGTCGGAATCGTCCAGTGGAATTATGACGCCTCAGTCGAAAGCGTATCAGCTACATTATCGACCACATCGGAACAGTCGTATGATATAACTATTCGCGTTTTCTACGAAGCGTGAGGTGATCGAATGATAATGTTCTTCGTTGGCATGGTGGTTGGTGCGTTCGTGATCCTAACCGTCATCGCCATGATTGAGGTCGACGTCGACGATCAACAGACAGATATGTGCCACGGATGCCCCTATGAAGACTATTCTGCTGGAAAAAAAGACTGTATGTTCTGCCACGAAGCATCAGATGATCTGGGTTAAGAGGTGGTGTTGATTGTGTGTCAAACTAAAGGCCATGAATTAGCGCTAGCCGGGTGCAAATACATCGGAACTCCGTATTCTTCCATTGATTGTCAGGCTTTCGTGGAAAAATCTCTTGCTGATATCGGCATTAAAAAGAATCTTCCCGGAAGCAATGCGTGGTACAGAGAGTGCATCAAAAACGGGTGGACAGGTTCCCCGGAGGAATGCAGAAAGAAGTACGGGAAGATTCCTCCGGGGGCTTTCCTGTTTATTGTTTCGCATGACGGAAAAGAACCCGCAAAGTATAAGGGGGACGAATACGGCAACGCTTCCCATATCGGGATCTATACCGGAATGACCGGGCGGGAGATGTGCAATGCCGCTGGAGCTGATCAAAAGTATAATTTCGGCGACGGCGCTCTGCATTCTTCTCAGTCACGGGGGTATGTCTGTACATCCAAATTCAGCGGGAAAAGTATCTCCGGCGGATGGAATATGGTCGGTCTGTATAATCCAATCTTCAAAGGCGGTGAAAAAATAGTGGAATATAGCGCAAAGGTTATCGGTGGCAATCTGAATATGCGAGACGAGCCTTCCAAATACGGGGACAGGCTCTGCCAGATCCCGGACGGCACCGTCCTGAAGATCACGGAAGAGCAGGATGACTGGGCTTTGACCAGCTACGCTGGAAATGTTGGCTGGGTCATGAAACGGTTTCTGGAACCCGTAGAAGACGGCCCTGCTGATCTGATCACGGTCTCACGCCGGGAGCTGGAGGAAATGAGAAACCTGATTGACAGATGGTTGAAAGGATGATTGCCATGTGGGATTTCATAGTTAAATACTGGGTGGAGTTTCTTTTCGGGATCGTGGCTGCGGGTCTGATCGCTGGATATAAAAAACTGGCCTCCAAGGTGCAGACCAATAAGGACACCGAGAAGGCAATAGCCGACGGGATGCAATACTTACTTATGTTTAAACTGCGGGAAGAGGGTGAAAAGTATCTTTCCGAGGGCCGGTGCTCAATCGATCAGAAGCATGAGTTCGAGAAGGTTTACAATGCCTACCATGCATTGCGAGGAAATGACACGATAACAGCTTTGAAAGATAAAGTTCTGCAGCTACCAATTTGAGATAGGAGGATTGACCATGAATTGGGATTGGAAAGAATGGACTTTGGCAGCACTGATCCGGGCGGTTAAGACTTTTGCTCAGA